ACCTTCATCATATTCTATTTCTTCTGTTTCATCTTTCATATATTCAGCATAATTAAGAGAATATGAATTATTTGCTATTTTATCAATAGGAACATCAACCAATAAATGTTGTTCAGTTGTAATTTGATTATACTCGCAAAACTTAACACTTGTTGTTTGATGTGTCTTTGAAAACTTATATGTTCTACTAACTTCTTTCTGTGTTTTAGATACTTTAATATCAGTTTTAAGAATATCTGTTCCTTCTTTTTTCTTAATAAAGAAGAATACACAAGTTTTAATGCTTGTATAATCAAATATACCAGCAGGTAAATAAATAATTTTCTTTAAATCACAAGTTTTCATAAGATATTCTCTAATCGTAACTAATGTAGTATTTGTTTTTGAAAATAAATCTTGACCATCAGGTAAAACAACGGCACATTTACCATTAATCTTTAACATATTAATTATTGTTTGAATAAACAATGAAACAGAATTATCTGTTTTAATAGGAAAATGTTCATCTCTATTTTCAGTAATATCATCATATTTTAAACCTTGAATACCAAATGGAGGATTTGCTAGAACATTAGAGAACTTTTTAGTAATAGGATTACGAATACTATCACCTTCTTCTAATTTATTAAACATATATCCAGATGAAATTAACATATTTGAAACAGCAAGTTGATATGTATCGCTTTCAATTTCTTTACCATATAATTTTTTATTAATATTATTCTCCCAATTAAGCTCAATATTTTTAATTTTAGCTTGCTTTTGTATAGTTCTAATATATTCAATTAAAAATCCACCTGTTCCCATTGTAGGATCACAGCAAGATTCAATATCTCCATCATCAGATAATTTAGGATCAATTAGATCAATCATCAATTTCTTCACAGGTGATGGTGTAAAGAATTGTCCTAAAACTTTACCAGTCATAATATCTTTAATAACATTTTCATATGCATTACCTAAAACATCAAAATCAATATTAGATAAATCAATTTTAGATAATTCTTTAATAATATTTTTATAATTTGCTTGTTGTTTAATATCAAATGATTTATCTGGTTTAAATATTTTATTTGTGATTGGATGTACTGATAGAATCTTTTCCCATAAGACTTTTAAATTAGTTTTAATATTATTTTCTTTTTCTTCATTTAAATTACTGAAAATAATTAGTTTTAATAATATTTCTTTTTCCTCATCATTATCAAAATCATAGTCATAATCATTAATTTTAATTACATTATTACTAAATTGCGGTTCAAGTAATTTTAATATCAAGAAATATGAAAGATTTCTCAAGGCTTTTTCACCAGTCAATCCTTCATTTCTCATAATATTCAAACAATTTTTTAATATAGTAGAAAGTTCATTTTCAATATTATTAGTAATAGTTTGTTTTTCAGTAATTTTCTTTAATTCAGTTAAAGAAATACAAGGAGATTTCTTTTTCTTATGTTTATCATAATCACTTTTTTGAGTAAATATTTTATTACATAAATCACATATATAATCTTTTGGCATCTATTAATATAATATAAGATTTTATCCCTTAAATAAATAAAAAAATCATTTTTTAACATTTTTTTAAAAAAAAGTAAAAAAAACTTATTGATAATAAATAAAAATAATGATAATTTAAAAATTAATTTATTACTTATTTTAATAGTTTTGTTTTAGATTTGTTAATTATTTTAATGATATCATCTAATGCATCAACTTTATAATAATCAACCCATAATCCAATAGGTGGAAAATTATTATCTTTTTTATAAAATTCTTGGCATAAATAATTTAAGTCAAGTTTATAATTTTTTAATTCTGGATTTTTATTTATTATTTCTTTACATTTTTCTTTACAAGTTTTAAGATCATAATATACTCTTTCAATACTTAAATAGTCTATCCAATTTGTAAATTTACCTTTATATAATTCTTTAGGATTTTTTGATAATCTATTATCTCTTTCACATAATTCATAATATTGATTTAATGAATACCATTTTATATTTTTATCAGCAATTATTTTTCTTGCTTGTTCATACCCAGTATCTCTACTAATTCTATTTCTTGAAATTTCAAATAAATTAAGTATTTTAGATTCAATATCATTATATCCTTCATAATCTTTTGCAGATTGTTTATATTCTCTTTCATTATGTGATTTATATCTATTTTTAAACTCAATTTCTTTAATTGAAATACCAATATCATATATTAAATATTCTAATACCTTTACAATAACTTCATAACTATTTCTATTTTCTTCATTATTATATTCTTCAATATATATTGGTAATGATAATATTAATTTTTTATATTTATTTGAACCATATATACCTAATTGATCTGGTCTAATACCTCTACCTATTGATTGTATTATATCTTTTACAGATAATTTAGGATCGCTAATAGATATGAAATCAATATTATTAAAATCATATCCCATACTATATTGTGCAACTACATAACCTATACTATTAGGATTATTTTCAAAAGTTTTAATATTCCTAAAATTATAATCCAATTGAATTTCAAACAATCGCTTATCACTATTAAAATCACTCACAAGTAAGAAAGGTTTAACTATTGTTTTATCATTTATATACTCTGTATAGTGATTATAGAACAAATTAAAAGCATTTTGTTGTTTATTATGAAAACTGAAACCAAACTTTCTATCTTTTTTAAAAAAATCAGTTATTAAATATTTACAATTATTTATATTTTCTTTATTTTCACTATAAATATATGTTTCTATATTTGCTAACCAACCCAATGTAATAAGTTCTTTTACTTTTATAGCTGAATACAATTCACCAAATATATGATTATTTTTATTTACTATACTTTTATTTGGTGATGCTGATGTAAATATACGAACTTTAATATACTTATTATCTTCTAATAATTCTTTTTTATTTGGTTCATTAATCCAATCTTCAATTGCCCAATGTGCTTCATCAAACCATACTGATATATTTATAATATTATAATCAATTAGTTTATTGTAAATTTTATCAAAAGAATTTGTACAACAAACTACAATTTTTTTAGTTTTAAATTTTATAAATTCTTCAAAATTATCATCATTTGAATAATTAAATATTTTATATGTTTCACTTAAAATACTTAAATATTTTGTTTTAATATTTTGTTTATTAACTATTTTTCTTGGTGATACAATTAATATAAAATTTGATTTTAAATGATTAAATAAATTATATACAATATAACTTTTACCACCACCAGTTGGTAATTCAATATATATTTTATTGTTTAATTTAAGGCTTTCTTTACAATATTCAATTATTGTAGTTTGATATTCTCTTTCATTCCAACTATATTTTTCATTTCTTCTTTTAGATTTTAGTATGTGGATTAATGATTTAATATTTATTTTTTTCATAGTTTTTTTTACTCTATTACATCTTACTAAATCACTTATTTCTTGTTTTGATAATTTTTTATACTTAATGCCAAGTGTTATTAAATAAGGTTCAATAAGAGTAATAATTTTTTTATTGTAAAATTCAGTTCCAGCATCATATCTAACATTTAATTCACGAAACTCATTTTGTAATAAGCGTTCAATAATTCCCATTTTTTCAATAGGAACTTCAAACACTGCTTCAAAATATCCTCTCTTAATCTCACCTGTAGCATATTGTGTATCCCTATCAGGAATGTTATTTGCTTTACCCATTTTACACACATCATAAACATCATATAATGGATTATTTCTAATATAAATATATCCGTTAATTTGGTTCATTTTGACAAAGTTCATTAAGTTATGTAATAATAGTTATGTAACTAAAATCATTTTTTATTATATTTCGTTTAATATAATAAAAAATATTTTTTTATTTAATAAATTTATCAGCTTTAATAGCTTCTTTACATAAAATATCTCTATAATGATCTATATTTTGATAGATACTATTAATTATAGTTTTGGTATTACTACAACTTTTAATATTCCATCTACCTAATTTAGTTGTATTTTCATTATAATTAAAGATATATTTAATAAACATTTTAATCATATTAATATAATAATTTTTTGTTTTTTATGAGTTTTTTACTATTCTAAAAAATACTAAAAATGTTCTAAAAAACTGATAAAATCAGAAAAAATGATTATTTTTGCGCCCGGGTCTGGGTACAGCCCGTCAAAGAAGTCTCTTGTACCCGAATAAAATTATAATGGAAAAATCTATTATTAAGATTCAGAAAGTTATCAAAAAATATCTAAAAACAAGTAATAAATTAGATTTTAAATATTTGAATAATTTAATTAAATTTACTGATATCAACTATTTTGAAACTACTAATTTAGAAAAAAAAAATAATGATATCAGTAATAAAAAAAGAGAGTTAATTGTTACCTCTATAATAAATCAAAAAACACCAGATATATATTATAGACGTTCTTTAAGATGGAATAATTTAAAAAAAGAAATTGATAAATTTATTAAGAAATTACTTAATAAATATTCAATTAAAAAAATTAAAAAAGTTAATTGCGTTCCCAAAGCAGGACGTGGAAATAATCACGATTTTGAATTAAATATTAACGAACATAAATTAAAACTAGAATGGAAATTTAATGCCAAACTTATTAAAGACACTCCACAATTTGTGTCTCCTATGAAACCATCTAAATATTTATCAAATTGTTATGAAGAATATTATTATGATAATTATTTAGTTAAATTAAAAGACGAATTTAATTTAGATATACCAGATAGAACAGATTATTTAAAAACTATTCACGGTAGTAGTCCAAACTGTGTTAAAGAAATTCAAACTAAATATTATAATGGTTGTAAATCAAGTAGTAAATTTACAAATAATAATGATGATATAGAGTTTTATAACTATATGATAAAAGAATCTAAAAAAAGTATTAGTGAATTTATAGAAACAACTGAACTAAATGTTGATAAATTAAATGAATATTTATTGGAAAGTCAAAATATGAAACATTATATGTTATATAAAGATAAAAAAATCTATTTAGAAATGGCAAATACAGATGATTATATTATAACCTCATATATTAAAGAACCAAATAATTCACGATATGTTGCTAAAACCAAATCAGGAAATACAATTAAAATATTATTAAGATGGAAAAATGGTAATGGAGTAGCATATCCTGCTTTTCAAATATCTTAATCATAATTATAAATTGGTAAAATATTTAATAATTCATTAGAATTAATAGCATTATTTCCAAAATATATATCAATAAATTTAGAGGTTTTAATATTTTGAAAAGAATTTATTATTTTCTCATATTTTTTTATTAATTCATCTTCTGTGATTTCTTGCGATTTATTATATTTTACAACTAGTAAATGATTCTCTATTAAATATTCTTTTTTATCATTTATAATAGCATAATTAAAATTATATTTACCTACACCATAACCACGATTAATTACTAATATAATATCATTTATACCTTTTTTATTAATATAATTTTTCTTTTCTATATTTTTATATTTTTTTATAACTAAATTACCATTTTCAATATCACTACTATAAATTAGTCTTGTATTATTATTATCATCTGTTAATAAATTTTTAACTTGATTCCATACAATATTACCAACTGTAATATTAAAATCTAAATTTTTCAATGTTGTAGAATTATTATATAATTTTTTTATATTTTCAATATCTTCTTTAGAACCAAATATAATATTATCATTAATTTTAAATGAATATTCACTTATTTCGGTAGGTTTTTTATTTTTGATAAAAATAAATATTGTTTCTTGTTTAGTTTCCAAATAATTATCATCATTACAATTACTAATATTTATAATAGTAAAATTATCATTTATATATTGTCTTGTTTTATTATAATAAAGAGAATTATTAAAACTTTTTGGTAAAACAAATATAAGATAACCATCTTTATTAAGTAATTTAAGAGATTTTATAATAAATATTATAAATATATTTGGTCTTCCTTCAAAATAGTTATAATATTCTTTACTTATTTTACTTTTATCTACAACAAAATAAGGAGGGTTACCAATAATTAAATCATAATTATTATTATTTTTATAAGTAATAAAGTCAGTATTAATTATACTAATATTATTTTTTTCTATATGTTTAATATCATTATAAATTGTTAAATTATTTTCAATACAAGTAAAATCTAAATTATATAATTGATCAAATTTTGTAACAAATTCACAAGAACCACAAGAAGGTTCTAAAACTGTTTTAATATTATTATTGTAATAATGATTAAATAATTGAGTAATATTTTCAATTGTTTTAGGAGGTGTAAAATATATTCCTTCTTTTTTTTTAATATTTTTATCTATAGATTTAGTAATCTTTTTAGATAAAATAGAATAATCTAAAGACATTATATTTATATATACTAATAATTAATCAATTTTTATTTATATGAATTATTAAAAAAGGCCTATTTTTTACTAATTTTATGATACGCAACAGATAATAGCTATTATAGAAAATGGTGTATTTTTTAGCAAAAAAAATGGAGTAAAAAAAAATTAAAAAAAATTACAAAAAAAATTTTTCAAAAAATATTTTTTTTTGTCGCTGTCGTCATTTGCGGAAAATTCTCGTAACAAAATCACTATATAAAAAATAATATATACATTATAGATAGTAATGAACGAAAACGACGACAGAAAAAAGCATAAATGTGAGTTTTGTAATTATTCAACTTGCCGTAAGTTTGATTTAAATAAGCATCAGTTAAGGATACATAAAATAGAAATAAATAAAATTCACGATACTCAAAAAAGTGAAAAAAATGTAAGCCCAAATGAAAAAAATGTAAGCCCAAATGAAAAAAATGTAAGCCCAAATGAAAAAAATGTAAGCCGAAATGAAAAAAATGTAAATCAAAAGGAAAAAATGTGTAAAAAGTGTAATAAAATTTATAAAACAGAAAAAAGTTTAATAGAACATGAAAAAATATGTAAAGGTGTAGATGATTTAACATGTCCTAGATGTATGATAAGTTTTACAACAAGACAGGCAAAATCTAAACATATAAAAAAAGATAGTTGTAAGCCAAGAAGTATAATATATTCTAGAACACCTAATCCACAAAATATAGAGAATCAAACAAATAATATAGAAACACAAATTAATAATATTATAGATAATCAAACAAATAATAATAATTTTATTATAAATAATTATGGTAATGAGAGATTAGATTATTTAAGTTATGAGAAAATGTTAAATATATTTAAGAAGTCATATAATATACCAAGTTTATTAACAAAAGAAATACATTTTAATAATGAATTTCCTGAAAATAATAATATTAAATATGTAGACAATAAATGTTGTTTAATAAAAAAAGAAAATGATTATATATATAAAAATTTAAATAATTTAGCAAAAGAATTAATTAAAAATAAAGGGGGTATTATGCAACAATTTGCGGTAGAAAATAGAGATGAAATATGTTTAACGGTTGATATACAAATTTATCAAGGAATTATAGACCAACTTATTTCATTAATATTATTAAATGAACCAGAGGAATATTACAAAGAACAAGTAGAGAATATTAGAGACTTAATTAAAAACACTAATATGGAATAAAATAAAAAAGTAGTGTTTGTTTTCTACTTTTTTATCTTTTTTTGTATTTTTGTTATTTATTCCTTTGCCTCCTCCTTCTTGGTCTTCCATATCTCTCCTACCTTCCTCATCAAGTCCTGACGAGAAAGGTCAGGAAATTCCTCTTTGAGAGTTGGCATTTTCTCTTTTACAAAGAGATTGTAAGCGGTCGGCTCCCTCTTCTTTTTCTCTTCTCCGTCTTCCTCCTTCTTAGGCTTCTTCGCCTTCTTAGCTGGCTTGCCTTCTTTCTTCAAGTCATTAAAGACCTGAGTAAGAATCTTACCAAGTTCGGAACGGGTGTATTCCTTTTCGGTGTCAACCTGTTCGATGAAAGTGGTGATGATCTGCTGGGTAGTAGTCATAGCGTATTGGCTTAATGGAAAGGACAACAAAAACCGTCATTTTTTTCAAGAAATAAGAAAAAATAGAACATTTTTAGTATTTAGTTTTTTTCAATAAATAT